CCTAAGCCCAAAATTTAAATCCATCCACGCTGTTTCTATTAACGCTTTGTCTTTAGTGAGCTTCATCTTCTCACGCATATACTTCATGGTCCAGTTCTTCCACTTTTCATTATCTTCTGGAGCGTAAGAATGTTTAGTTGCCCAATTTGGAGTTTGATCGTCACAAACGTCTTCGTATTTAAGATTTAAGTTAGCTATCTTAAATTGTTTATCTAAAATTTTTTTAATATGTTTATCGTTCATAAGCCTGTAGATCCAAAACCGTTATTTTCTCTTAACGTATTACCTAAATCTTTTATCTCATTAAAATCAACTACATAACAAGATTCAAAAATTATTTGCGCTATTCTATCTCCTTTTTTTACTGAGAAATCAGCACTGTCATCTGTATTATAAAGAATAACTCCAATATCTCCACGATAATCGCAATCAATAACGCCAGCTAAAACATCAATGCCATTTTTATAAGCTAAACCAGATCGAGGAGCAATACGTCCATAATAACCGGGAAAGATCTCCATTGAGATGTTGGTCTTGATTAGCTTTCTACAACCTTTATTAACTAAAGCGTCTTCTGCTGCATACAAATCATATCCAGCGGCAAACCTTGTTCCTTGAGTAGGAATTATTGCATCATCAGACAACTTCTTTATATTTACTTTTAGAGTTTCTTTGTAGTACATATTATTTATCTTTTAAAATTGACATTAAAATTCTAGCTTCTTTTGCGGGAATGTCAGAATAATTAGTCCAAACTTTAGCTTCGGCATTTTTATAAACGTCAAGCTTCCAAGCATTTCGAAGATAATCTTGAAACTGTTCAAAACTCTTGATTCCAGAATTCTTAGCGGTCTTTTCTAACATTCCTTGTGAAGAAGGAAGTCCTACATCGTTATCGTCTTCAAAGACGGAAGGAGTGCCTTTCTTGGAAGCGTCAATTTCATCGCTGCCAACAATGTGTACGTTTAGAAAGTTTCTTACAGCCCTAACGAATGAGCGATTTGCTGCAATCGTCTCCAGAAATTTGACAGCAAAATCCGAAGTGTTATTGACCGTAGCGTTTGCGATATCTTCATAATAACTTTCATACTCTGATTCATAATTTGGAACCCAAGTTATACCACACTTAATTGAAACATAAGACGCTTCGCACTTTACAACGTCGTATTTTACGCTTGTATATCCTCGCAGTTTGGCAAGCTCTTTAATGCCAGACAGCTTGATAAGAAGCTGGTTATCAGCAAGACCTTCAATTGAAGTGGGCATCTGCTGCTTACGAGATTCAAACCATCCTCTATTAGGGAATAGATGCTCTGGTTTAACCATCGCTCGCCAGTTGATTGAGCCGTCTTCATTTGTTTTGTAATCTATGCCTTCAATTAATCCCCATGCGTTACGCGACTGAGGTACTAGATTTGGATTCTTGTTCTCGTTCATTGTAAATTTTAAAATAATCTTGTTCTTCTTCGAAGTCTTTGGAAAGAATAACACGTTCTCCAGATTTGTCAAGAGGACTATTTCTTAAAAATGAAGCTTTTGAGGAAAAAAGTTTTCCAGAAGAAAATAATATTTTAGAACTGGCGAATTTTGTGGTTTCATTAATTTTTGATTTAATTTCATCTGATAAAACAGAAGCTTTGTCTTCATGTATATCCCAATTAAGAAATTTAAATCTAAATGCACTAATATTATCCAATTGATTACAATATATTTTAATAGTAAATCCAAGATATTTACAATTTTTCAAAAAGTTTTCAGACACATCGTCTGAAATCATAATTGTTATATTTTTAATATTGTTTTTGTGCGGAATCAATAAGGATAAATTAAGATCCCTGTTTGTGATAATGTTTACTTTTCTATTTTTAATCCAGAAGTTTAAAACTTCTGGAGACATGTTATCCAAATAATCCAATCTAAGATTAACAAATTGATCTTGTAGAAATTTTTCTTCAGTAGTGTAGTTTGGAACTATTTCTACTACTTTTCTGTTAAATTCTTTACCTATGTGGATTAATTCAAACCGATCTAAGTCATTTTTAATATTCAATGCGTCCAAAATCTTTTTCGCGACAAGATACGGGCTTATAAAATTAATAGTTTTTGGAGACTCGTTTAATTGTCCATAACTAGGAGAATTGCCGCACCTATCTGAATCAATGTTTATTTGAAGATGCTGGTTCCAAATTGGTTTAACAGTGTCAGAATCAAATATAGAATAAAGACCAATGCTAGGAATACCTAGGGTCGAAGCTAAATATAAAGAATAATTTTGATTAGCTATCAGTAGCTTTGCTTTAGAAATGATGTACGCTTCTTGTTTTTTATTTATTTTAATAAAACAACGTTTTGAGGCTACCTTTACATCTTCATCATTAGCTATTTGAAAGATTTCAATCTTATTTTCTTTCAAAAACGGGTTAATAAGAGATACTATATCTGAAAAATAATCATAAGAACCGTCGCTATATTTGCAACGAGTGTCGATAACGATAATATTATCTTCACAGGTAGGCAAATAAGCCAAATCAACATAAGGCTTTGTGATTTTTAATCCACATTCTAAAGCGTATTTTTCAGCTATGTTCATATACTTTCAATTGAATCTTATCTTTATTATTTTTTGTAAAATTTAAATGTCTACGAGTCTCTAAATAAGGAACGTAAGCGAACTCAAAATGTTTCTTTTCATCGCCGCGACCTTCAAAAAATAATGGATCATCCATTTTATCGCAGTAACTTAATACTTTGTGAATATATTTATTTGAAGATACCAGATCAAAATATTGAGGCTTAGTAAAATAATAGATATTATGATCAGGATATTCTTCTTTAATCGAAGGCAAAAGAGATGATGTTATAATTACATCTTCTTCGTTTTCTGGCATTACGAATGCAATTCTTTTGCCGTTGTCTTCTTCTGATAGACTTGAAATCATTTTTTCCTTTGTGATTGAATTGTTTTCTACGGTAGCAACTTTCATAAAATAAGCCAACACATCTGAACGTTTAAGGTCTGTATTTAATCTTTGAATCCAATGATCAACTCCAGCAGAATCTTTTTTTCCTAAAATATTTATATATAAACTTTCGATCCATTTTCTATCCGATAGAGAATCATCTGGAGTAAAATTAATATTCTTTTCTTTTTCAGTGGAATCTATTTGAGAAAAATCCGCGTATGGAAAAGAGTCGAATAATTCTTCGAAGAATTTTCCAATAATTTCTATGCTGTAGTTTTCTAGTACGAAATTTCTAGCTTTCTTTCCTAGTAGCAACTTATCTTGTAACGACATTTCGTATACTTTTTGCAATTGTTCTGCAATGCTTTTTGGCAATGTAGAAGCTTTGATAAATTGTGTTCCCGGTTCACGATATTCAGCCCACTCAAGAGGAAGACCTCCGCTTTCTTCAGAACAACAATCTTCGCCACAACTATAATTAGTAACAAGAGTAATTAATTCTGTAAGCTTTGCTTCTTGAATTGGAATTTCTTGTCCACCAGATGTAAATGGATGACAATAAACATCCATTAAATTGTAAATTTGATTTAGTTGTTGTTCGTTTACGCCGTTTTTAATATTTGTCGTTTCGCAACTTTTAGCAGTTTTACAAAATGGACAATCGACATTAACTCCAACGAAATTATTGACATGATAATTATTACAATTTTTGCAAAAATAAGTTGTTAGAATATTTTTGCTATCAATATTTTTTTCTTTTATGAGGCGGGAAATATCCCACCCTTCTACCCAATGGGTATGTAGAAATAGTTTAGCTTTTGCTGATGGATTTTTATCACAAAATAATTTAAATCCATCCAATAGATTAGGAACGCTTTTTCTTAATTGATTTCTAAATACGAAACCAATTATAAAATTATCTTCAATATTAAATAGTTTTCGCAGCTTCTTCGTTTGATCTAAAGGCAGTTTGTGAAAATCATCGACATCTAAACTTCCTCTTACTGTTTTGACATGTTTATAGCCTAGATTGTGCAAAGCTTTTTCTGCAAAAGAGGCCCATACAAAATAATGTTTAATTTTAGACGCAGCGTCCACAGCGTCTGGTAAAATAGGAACACTATCAAGAGTTGTGTGGATAATACAGTTGACCTTATTCCACCAAGGTTTATCATAATATCCATTGAATCCCCAGATATCTTCTATGCCTAGATAAATATCTGGTTTGAATTCATTGATAGCTTTATCAATGGTTTCTGATCCATAAGCAAGCATTTGAGAACGCTTTGGATCTTTCTGTATTTCTCTAATAAGTTCTTGGTCGTCAGGAAGAGAACCAACACACTTCCAAGGAGTGAGTTTAGTAGAATCGCTACTCCAAGTAAGAGAATTACTTAATTCAAACAATTCGTATTTTCCAGTCTTATATAAATAAGACAACAAATTCTTTTTATGCTTACCGAAGCCGGTAAACATTTTGCAATGATTGCTATGGATCAGAACCTTTTTCTTTTGCATTAGAACTCCACTTCGTCTGTGGCGACTTCAACTTCTTGAGCCTTTGCTTTTTGTGCTACCGGAACGAGGGTAGCATTCTGCCTTGTGGTCTTTGGAGCGGAATCCTTAATGAGCTTGCGAGAATCGTCCAAAATAGAATAATACTTGTTAATAAAAGAAATCAACCGAATACATTCTCCCGGCTCCAAAGGAATCTTAAAATTGTCTGATCCATTTCTAGTGATAGACAGACCGAAAGCAGTATACTTTACAGCATTATCTCCTTGGCCCTTTACCTTTTCAAAAGGAGAAAACTTAATTGAAGTCTTATTTGACTCGCTATTATGAAAAGTAAAATAAGCGGTCTTTTGCTGGATGGCGTTAATAACTTCGCCTAGTTCAAATTCATTAAACTTTAGAGAAGCGTTCTTGGAAGGGTCATTGCGACTTTCAGAAAAAGAGCCAGTCTTCTTTTGATCGTTCCAAGAATGTTGAGCGATCATGTTTACATAAAACTGAGTCTCTTGACCTTCCTTTTGTGAAATTTGGAAGCTAATTGCACAGCCCGCATTCTTAGAGTTGGGCTTGTAAATCTGTAGATTCATATATCGCAAGATACTAACAATATCTTGCGATATTTCTAACAGAATTACTGCAAATAATAAAATAAACTTCTAGCAGTTCCACTGATAACTGGACTGGCAATTTTAATAGGAATAGCAGGATTTAAAGATTGATTTGCCCCTACAGTTACAGTTCCGAAATCTCCGCTAAACGAACTCAAAGCGGAAATAATATAAATATCTTTATCGTCAGATGGTGTGATTGTAGTTCCAGTATTTGTATAACAAAATGGAATATCTAGATTATTGCTCATATATTTTATATTACACAGATATTGTTATTTTGAATAGAAATTTCTATTTGCGAGACTTTTGAATCGCCGATTATTTTTTCAGCTATCAACGTATGAAGTTCTCGCTGAAGAGTTTTGTCTACTTGTCTGGCTCCAAAAGTATTTAGCTCAATTCTACTGTAAAGAAAATCAATGACAGCGTCAGTATATGATAGTTTTATTTTTCTATTAATTAATTCGCTCGTTAATTTATCTAATTGTTTTTTAATAATGTTTTTTAAATGATTGTCATTTAAATTATTAAATAATATTATTTCATCTATCCTGTTTAACAAATCGGCTGGAAAATAGTTTTTTAACGCAGCAACAACATCGTGTTTGATATTGTTGCTTTTAGAATTAAAACCGATTGTATGATTGTTGATTGCTTGCGCTCCAATATTAGTCGTCATTATAATAATGCAATTAGAGAAATCCACTACACTTCCAAAAGTATCAGTGATTTTTCCTTCTTCTAAAATTTGAAGCAAGGAGAACAAAACATCTGGATCAGCTTTTTGAATTTCGTCAAACAAGATTAAACTATGGGTGTTCTTTTTCACTTTCTCTGTTAAAATGCCACCCTTATCATATCCTACATAGCCGGGACTAGATCCAATTAATTTATTAATAGATGTCTTGTCCGTATATTCCGACATGTCTATATATATAAAGCTATTCTTATTTGAGTAAAGATTTTCAGCCACCAATTTACTGCAAAAAGTTTTTCCTACTCCTGTTGGGCCAGCAAACAACATAGAAGCTAAAGGTTTCTTTTGATCACGGAATCCAGCTTTAGAACGAATTAAACATTTATATATTTGATCTATCTGCGAAGATTGACCAATTAATTCATTTTCTAAAATTAATTTAGTTTTCTTTAGCTTTTCGAAGTCTTCTTTAGTTAAATCTTCTACGGGTATATTAGTTTTATTAGAAATAACAGATAGAATATCTTTTTCAGAGACTTCGTATCTCTTGTTTTTCCATTTTTCAACCATTCTTACTGTAGCTTTTTCAAATTTAGATAACAAATCAGTAAGAAGTTTCTGTTTTCGAGTGTCAGAAATACTTAAATTACTATTTATTTTTTTCATTTGAGATTCAATTTTTTGCATATCAGGAGTTTTCTTAAACATTCCTAATTTAATTTTAGAACCTGTTTGATCAAGGAGGTCCAGAACTTTATCTGGAAAACGTCCAGATAAATACTTGTCCGCCATATCAATAGAATATTTTACAATTTCATCAGAAAAAGAAACAAGGTGAAAGTTTTCATAAGAATGTTTTGTAGATTTGATAAGGTCGAAGGTTTCTTCTTTATTTGGCTCTTCTATCTTAATCATTTGAAATCTGCGTGACAATGCAGGATCATCGGCAATAGTTTTTCTATACTCGTCAAAAGTCGTTGCACCAATGCAACTAATGTCTCCTCTGGCTAAATATGGCTTCAGGATGTTGGCGACATCCATTCCGTTCTCTGGATTACCGGCTCCTATGATAGTGTGAATTTCATCGATAAAAAGAATAATATTATTGTCGTTACAAACTTCTTTTAAAATATTTTTGATTTTTTCTTCAAACTCTCCTCTGTATTTACAGCCGCCGATAATCATTGGCATATCTAAAGAATAAATTCTTTTCATTAAAAGGAAGTCAGAACATTCTCCTTTAACGATAACCTGAGCTAAAGATTCGATTAAAGCGGTCTTTCCTACACCAGCTTCACCGACAACAAGAGGGTTATTCTTGTTTTTACGGCATAAAATCTCTGATATTTTTTGGATTAAATTGCTGTTTACATGGAGATTATTAATTTTTCCATTGATCACCATTTCGTTTAAGCAAATAGAATATTGTTGAAGATTCTTATAGACTGGAATCCTTGGATTAGGCATTTCAGATATATTTGGAGCGTCTTCTATTTTCATAAGATCGTCTTCCAATAAAGACTCTTCAATATCAGCGCATATTTTATTAAATGGAATGTCGATAGAGTCTATGAACTTTTTAAAAAGTTCATCTTGACTCTCAAACAGACAAATAAATACATGTTCTATACCTACAAATTTATGATCGAACTTGTTAGATAGAGATTTTGCGCCATTTAAAAGATTTTTAGCTTCTTCGTTTAGTAATGGTTTTCCAATCTTTTTCGTTGTTATCTTGTAATTGGCTTCGATGAAAGAATTAATTTGTTTTTGAAGAGATTCTTTATCAACTTGGTATTTTAAAAAGTTTTGCTCTATTTGGTCTTGATTAATTTTAGTAAAAGCAAGTAAGAAATGTAGACAATTAATAAAACCGCTATTTCTAGCTTCAGCTAAACCACAAGCTATTTTAATTAGTTTTTGCGCTCTTGGTGTAAAGTTAAAGTTTTTCATTCGATGTCTGATAGCTTCATACAAATATGATTATCCATAATGCCAATCTTGTCAACCCATAAAACATCGTCGCCCTTCTTTCCTACGAATATAACAATATTCTCTTTATCTGGAATCTTTAATCCAGATTCAAGGTATTCGCTCAATCTTGCGTTCTTGCCACCATCTAAGAACATACAACTAATGCTGCCGACTTCATCTTTTAATTGAAAACGATAAAAGGTAGCATTGGTTTTCTTAGTCTTGCCTTTATAAACATCATCGATAACGCCAACAACCTTTACTGTTTCACCTTTAAATACAGAATAAAATTCCAAAGTATCTGTAAATCCGCTTTCGTTTTGATCTAAAATATCCTTTAATCTTGTAGAAGGAGTGTATCCTAATAGTTTATATTCAAAGACCCAGTTAGCGAATTTTTCATGATTCTTATTCTGATCGTAAATCTTTTTATATTCTTGATACTTCTTTTTAAAAGTTTCTTTTCTCTTGTCGCCCATGAAAGGCTTTCCTTTTTCATCAAGCATGTTTGTTTTTATAGCGCACTCGCTCATGATGGTGAGAACATCGTAATCGTATTTGGGAGCTATATTATATACAAATCTTTTTTCTTTGTCAGTGAGAAGATTGAAAGCTTGAGCTTCAAGAACTAAGCGTGATCTCTTGTTAGTATACGAACTTAAAGTTCCAGCTTGTATAAGCGAAGAAAGCAATCCGATATTGATGCTCGCTTGTTTGGCGGCAATAAATATGTCGAACTTGTTTGGAGTAGTACTTTCTCTAAAGCTCTTTAAAGCTTCTAGCGATTTTTCAGAAACACCCTTGATAGAATTTAAACCAAAGCGAATATCTTTGCCTTCAATTGAGAAGTCGAAATCTGACTTCGCTAGATCTGGCGACAGAAGCTCGATATCAAATTGAATGAGTTCTTTTGAGATCTTATTTATTTCTAAATGAGAATCTGGTTCGTATTTAGATAGCTTAAGCAAAGCCAAGAAAAACTCTTGAGGATGGTTGAATTTTAAATAAGCTGTCCAAGCTGCAAGAATAGAATAAGATATAGAATGCGATTTGTTAAATGAATAGTTTGCGGAATCTTCTGCTACTTTCCATAAAACGTCGCCAATTGCAGGATCAAGATTTTGTTCTGTAACTTTCTGACGGATCTTTCCTTGCCAAGCTGGCATTTCACTAACTTTCTTTTTGCCAACGATGCGGCGCAACTGTTCTGATTCGTCCAAAGTGAATCCTAAACGAACAGCCATTTTCATCAACTGCTCCTGATACAAAGGAATTCCTCCTGTATAAGATAACTCTTCTTTAAAAAAGTCATGAATGACTTTGAAGTCGCCAGTATATGCATAAGAAGCATAATCATCAGCGAAATCCAAAGCTCCCGGTCTTGCAATCGCGATTACAGCACTTAGCTGTTCAAGGTTCTTGGGTTTAACTTTCCTGCATACTTTAAAGTTGGTTTCAGCCTCAATCTGGAATAGTCCTTGAGGAGTGCGAAGATCAGCAAAATTTAAGTATAAATTAGGATCATCAAGATCAATCTTAGTAATATCTAAATTAATGCGCTTGCACACTTCGCTAACTACAGTAAGAGTGCGTAAACCAAGAACGTCAAACTTAACCATCAGTTCGGCGACATAATTCATGTCATATCCACTAACAAGATTGCCTTCTGAAGTTTTTTGTACCGGACATACTTCTTCAATATCATAATAAGAAATAGCAATACCAGATGGATGAACTCCAGTGTTTTTATTAATACCTTGTAGTTTACAAGCTATTTCATATACGTGTCTATTAATATCAACCCACGCCCTAAAACGATCTTCAGCTTTATAAGCCTCTTCTAAATCGAAAACTCGACCAAACTGTTTAGGAATAAAATCGCTAACTTCATTCACTTCTGTTTCAGAAAACGAACCTACGATTTTACCGCACTCTTTAATACAAAGTTTACTAGAAAGAGTATTCAAAGTTAAAATCTTTGAAGTCTTGCCAGCGTGTTTGTTTTCAATATACTTAATTACTTCTGCGCGTCTATCGTAACTAATGTCGTTATCAACGTCTGGCAAAAGAGATCCATCAAGATAAGTGACGCCATCCTTAATAATCTTTTTTGCGCGTGATCGACTGACGAATCGCTCAAAGAATAGTCCGTACTTAATAGGGTCTACTTTCGTAACGCCCACAACAAATAGCACCAAAGAACCAGCAGCACTACCTCTACCGGGGCCAGTTGGAATAGAATTTTCATGACAAAAATTAAGAATATCCCAATTGAGAAGCACATAATCTACGAAATCTAGTTCTTTAAAAATATCTAATTCCATCTCCAATCGATTCGTATAATCGGAAGATTTATTAATCAAGCTGGCATAGCATAATGATTTAAGGAAAGTAAAATTATCTGATTCAACAGGAATCCCTAACTTTTTATAATACTTTTCTTCAATATTAATTTGCGGCAATCGCACGCCGGGAAGCATTGCGTCGGTATAACTTATAAAATCGTTATAAAAGTTTAAATCTCCACTTGCCATAGCTGTTTGATAAAAATTTTGAAATTCATCTGAACGTCGTACATTGAATTATGTAACATATTCTCATCGAAGTCAATCTTGTAATCCTTTAATTGAGCTTTGATGCTGGTTTTTAATCCTTTTTCGCGAAAATCGTTTAACTTATATTGCCAATAAATCAGATCTTCTTTGTTTTGTATTTTGAAATTCTTTTTAATTGCCTTAGCTATACAGTTAGTATCTAAGATTCTATCTGTAAAAGAAAAATCGCTTTTGCGTCCGAGAAGTTTTCTGTATATGTTGTGAATGTATACGTCAAATCCAAGCAAATTCTGACCAACTATTAAATAGCTAGGATCATACAAATATTTTTCAAATTCATCAAGAATAGGTTCTGGATCTTTTGCTAAATAATTATATCTATCATAACTAAAATGAGTTATAGTAATGGCATCCTGAGACATGTTGAGTGGATTCCATTTTATATGATTATCTGATTGGTGGACAATGTTAGTGCCTTCAGATATGAGGTAACTAAGTTGCCAAGGTTTATTTTCTAAATCTAAAAGATTTAGATGGCAAGTTTCAAAATCGAAACAAATATATTTCTGTTCTTTATTAAAGCGTAGCATTTTGATTTTCTTTCCATGATTCAAAACAGAATTCATCACTACAGAAATGATTTAATTCTGGCTTTTGCATATTGCGTTCCTTACCTATAGATCGATTGCAGATGATTTTATAAGTTTGAAAAGCTTTTGCGTCTTTTCTTTGATTGTAATAAATAGTTTTTGTTAGTACAGTGGTTAATTGATTATCTAATGCGAACTCTTTCACTTTTGATTCCAATAAGTAATCAAATGCAAGATTATTCCTTTCAATAAACATGGTTGGTTTAGTGAAAGAAAAATCTGGAACGCAATTAGCAAATAAGAAATTATTCACATGAACGAAAGAATCATAAAATGGAACGCAAAGCTTTAAGTCGTTTTCTTGCCAAAGATCTTTTAAAGATTGAGAATCTAGAAATCCTGTGAAATCGCAAAAAGCTTTTGAATAAATACGGTTTAACAGTTTGCATCCATTAGCATTTTTAGCAAAAATAACCACCTTGTGTTGAGAGTTCGCATCATCTTCCAAAGATGAATTTCTTAATGATAGGCGTAATCCAAAAATCAAATCAATACCAACCTCTTTCGATCTTTTATAAGCTTCAAAGAAACCAATTAACGAATCTTCTATCAACACCATTCGCTCCAAAGAATCATCTTTGACTATTTTAAAAATACTATCAGAACCGTTTTCTGTGACTTTTTTAGGATCATCTAATGTGAGTATAGATTTTCCTATACTATAGTGCGATTTAAATAACGGCAACATATACCATGAAGGTACAGCAGTTTTCAAAAACTGTCAAGATCGAAATCATCGTTATTTTTCTTGCGAGGAGATTCAGGAGACGGCGACGATTGCCAACAAGGACATCCTGCATAGTTTTCAGCAATTATTTTTTGATCTCCCTTTTGGATTTTTACTAAATCTTTTTTATTAAAAGCTGTTTTAATAAGATTCTTTTTAGAATCGTATAAAGCAAAATAATTAAATGGAAACTTATATGTGCAATACCACATAGGAGTTCCATCTTTCTTTAACTGATTAGGCTGTTTAGCAAATCCGCACAACAGTTTTCCAGAGAAACTGCCATCTTTAGGCATTCCTTGATTTGCCGCTAAATTAGATAAAGCAGTTTTATCATTAAAAGAATCGGCGTATTTTTGATAATCTGTCAGTTCGTGTTCAAAACCAATAAGTTCATACTTATCTTTTGATTGCATAGGCATTACGCCGCCATTATTCATATCTTGTTTCAAGAACAAGAATTCCATTTTTATATTCTTTAAATGAGGATATAGTTTTCTAATAGCAAGAGTATACATATAGTCTTGCAGATTATCGGTTATTTCTTTGCCTTCGTATTTCTTTTTGTTTGTTTTGTAATCACGAATTAATACGAGACTTGAAGTTTCGTAAATAAATAACTTATCGATAAATCCTTTGATCTTATAACTTATATCATCGGCTTCGACGGTGATTTCAAAATCTTTTTCCGAAATAATTTCGCTTGGCTCGCCATTTTTCGTACCGAAAAAATCATAATACAAACCTTTTAATATCATTTCACAGATATCATCAAGATCTTCTTCTGAGTTAAGTTGTTTTCTTTTGATATGTTTTAATATCAAACGCTTTACAGATTTTGAAGCAAAGGTTTTTTTACCTTTTATTATCTTATTGTAATTATGTTTATGCCTTTTTGCGCCAAGACACTCAAGAACGATATGCACAGTGTCCCCTTTTAAAGCTCCACTGTTCGTTTTATCAGGAAGCTTAAGGTTATACTTGCACCAGTATTGCCAAGAACACGCTTTAAGTGTCTTGATTTTACTGGCAGATAGAGTTTCTTTCGGCATCTAATTGTTCTTTGTAATTTTTTAAAATTTCAATCTTGCTGGATGAATTTTTATCTTTGTTATTATACAAATATTTGATGATATATTCAATTTGACTAATGCGATTAACCCTTTTATTAATCCACTTATCAATCGATATCCCATTCTCAAGCATTTCGCCAAAATCTTTCGACAGTGGTAATCTAATCTCTAGTTTAGAAGCGTCGAAGAAATTAGTCAGTTTAAGATAAATTTTAATAGCGGCTTCTAATCCTCTGTTTGAAATTTTTTCAGAATCGTTGTTCGTGGATATGGTTATCTTGTTTAGATTCTGAGACATTAAATAAGCGATTTGTTTTGAGCTTATTTCAAGACCAAATATAACAAGATGATTATATATGTTTTGCTCAGACAACGCCAAACTATCGCCTACGCCTTCAATGAGAACTATTTCTTTTTTAGTTTCAACGGCATTTTGAAACTTAGATTCGCCATTTACTTTTAAGTTAATAGGGTAAATCCAACTAGCCTTCTTTCCGATATGTTTCCATTTAGAAATAGAACTAGTGCTTTTCCAAAGAAGATGGCGACCAGTGATCCCAATAACCTTGGCGTTTTCATCATAAACAGGAAAGACGAATCGTCCATTCATTTTTCCAGACATTGAAAATCCAGCATTATAAAGCTTTAAAGTGCAATCAGAAATTGCTTTATTGTTATAAAACTTATAATGAGGCAACAAAGTTTCAACTTCATCGTGATCGAAAAATTGATCTACTTGCATTTTTTGAATTGGTTTTCTTTCGAAATCTGATATTTCATTGTTCTCTAAATCTTTGATTAATTGATCCACTTCAACATCATTGTCTTTTGCACTAAGTGCTAATAGCTTTTTGAATGGCATGTATCCGGTGTTTGCTACGAAATCTCTCCAAATGCCAGTGTCTTTCCAGATTTGCAAAGCTGTTCGATTATCGCCATCTCTGTAAATAGCGTTAGTTTGCCAATAAGAACCTTTGTCAGTAAGACTATAGCCTAGCTGACTAAGAATAGTTTCTATTTTTTCTTGATCTATATTCATGTTAGCTAAGGTTCGGAACGTCGTCCTCTGAGTCGTTTGATACTGATGCTGTTGTGCTTAGACCATCTACAATGTCTCGTAGATCACCCTTTTCAGTAATAGCAAAATTATTGAAATCAAGATTTACAAAGTTCTTCTTTAAGCTGCCGTCTGACATTTTTACAGGATTAATCGCGCTAAATACATCTTTTCCCAAATGTCTTGCTTTTACATTAATGAATTTATGAGTGCCAAATCCTTTTTCATTCTGAAGCTCATCACTTGTTTTATTGCGGAGAATAAACATGTGCGATGAAAACTGAGTAATACGGTCAGATAGAGAAACAATGCTTTCATCATCTACGATGTTTGCTGACTGCCTATTATTAACAATACCTGTTCGGTTAGACTGTACAGAAGTAAACATAGAAATACACGGCCCCATATCACTAACGATTTCTCGTTGAATGCATTTCTTATATTTATCAACTAACTCGCCAACGACTTGATATTCGCTTTTATTGTTAGAAGAATTTTCATAAGTGGTTTTAATGTAATCGAAATTAAAAACCAAAGGATTGCCACGGCCAACTTCAGCGTAATAAAAGCGCTTAAGAAGATTGATTTGAGCATCAACATTCATGCCACCAACATTGTAGTAAAATAATTTTTGCTTTTGTACTTTACTCCATACTGATCTTATTTTCTCAACAATAGGTTCTCCAGCTTTACGCCAGTTTCCGCTTTCGATCAAATGCAAAGGGACTCCGCTAAGTGCGGCGCATTGGCGATTGATCAATTCTTCTTCGCTCATTTCTCCATTATCAAAATGCAGAAGAGGTAAATTATAACGAGCGCAAGCTTTTGTAGTAAAATCTAAACAGAACTGCGTTTTGCCAACACCTGAACGAGCGACAACGACTGTAATGTTTCCCGGTCTAAGCAGCGATCCATACATACCTTGAAGTTTTGGATGCGGGCCTTCATAACCGAATTGATCAATTGGATTGTTACCTCTTTCTTCGATAAGATCTTCCATCTTATCATAAATATTTACAGGTCTATCCACTCCTGTTTCATAAAGATTGATTTGACCGTTATAGATTTCATCCGCTGTTTCAATGATTCCAGCGTAATCAGTCGAAGAAGGAAGAGAACGCATCTTCTTGCCGATATCAGAACAGCAAGAATGTATCTCTCGTCTCATTGTGAACTTCTTAAGTTCTTTTGCTGTAGATGAAACGGTATCTTTAGCAATTTTACGGAGAGATAAAGATTGAATATAATCTAAAGGCTCTATATTGTCTTCAAATGATATTCCTAAACTTTTAACACGTTGTGTTAAAACTATATCATCTATCGTTTCTCCATTCTCGACGGCTTGTTTTAGTACTTTAAAAAGAGTACGATTAATTTTAGAACCTTCATTCCAAAAATCTTTTTCTGAAATGAAGGCCGATATTTCTAAATACTTTTCTGGATACTTAAGCAATCCAGCCAGCAACTGTGTTTCTAACTCGTAAGAGAAGATCATTCTTCCAGAGAATACGCTTACTCGTTGTCCATGTCAATGCTTTCTTCGTTATTTTCGGCTTCAATTAAATATTTTTCTAAAGCTTTTCTTAGACCCATCTCTACGATGGAGCTTGCAACTTTAGTATAAATTACTGGACAGCCATCCTGCGAAACGTAAGCAACTATAAAGCCTTTAGACGAATCATCCGATCCAGTGAACTCAAAGAATTTATTAAAATAATTCTCGGGTATTTTAAAATTTTTGAAATTTTCCGAGTTTTGTTCTTTTTTCATTTATTATTATAATATTACACCTTGAGATTCAAATAAAGAAGTTGTGACTTCTTCGTTTTCAAAAATCGTAATAAGAATTATACCATTCTTTTCGCAGAAAATCTCTTTTTTTCTGTCTCTTTTTAATTGATGCAGAAAATTAATCTTATCAGAATGAAAGAATTCAATGTATTTTTGATGTTGTCTACCTTGAACTTCTATGGCTATTTTTTTATTAGCATTATAAAAGTCCAAGGACAGACGAGTACCAACTACAGGAAACTCTTCGAATACAATACTGCGAGACCAATATTTATATAAAAAGTCTTTAACTTTTTTTTGCAACTTGCTTCTACTTGAAGAATCCCAATCTATTAAATAGTTCTTTAAGTTTTTACAACGTTTTTTTTTGTTATTCAGCGTCAGAAATTCCATTTGAGAAATTTAGTATGTTATCACTAATGTATTTAAATAGATATTTCTTTAAAGGTACGTTCTCGTTTATCAAAGATTCAAACTTGGCAGTCCCTTGAATCTTTTCAGGGAAATCATTAAAGCCAGCTTCTTTCAAAATATTGAGAAAGTCTTCGTCAAAATTAATCCAAGCTCCTTTTTGTTCTGCGAAGCCCCACATTAAAAGAAAATCAAAGATTTCCTTTTCGATCCAATTAGAAGTACCGTTCTTTCTTCCGTATCTGATTGGATATCTAATAACAGAATTAGTTTTTTCGTTAGGAGATTTCTTGACGGTAACTCTTACGATGTGACCAGTATATGGATTTTTATATTCGTCGTAATTAGCTTTTTCATCTTGAAGGATAAGATCGCCCTTGAATCTAGGATCAAACTCTACAATCCAGTTAGCGAAATGTAACAAAGCGTTTCCGCCTGTGGCAGTTGTTTGGCGAATTGGCACTCTGCTATATGGATCAAGTTTAATGTCAGCACGAACTTGAGAAATGAATACGGCAATATGTCCACGCTTTTGTAAAGCGATGGATAAACGCTTCATAAGGTCAGCAGCAATGACTGCTCCACCAGCAACCTTCTGAGACTCTTCAAAAGTTTTATCCAAATCGCCTTTTCTAATGAGGCCATCTACAGAATCAAGAAGGAAAAAATATCTGAGATTTTCGTCATTCTTAAGAACAAGCTCTCGAAACGCATCAAATACAGTTTCATGAATATTACATTCAAAAACAAAACAAGTCCCTTCTACCCATTCATCAGCAGAAAATACAAATTTAATGCCTGACCGCTCAACCATTTCTTTGCCGAGTCGTCCTTCAGCTTTGATGTAAAAACCTTTTCTTTTGGTAGGTTGATCCAAGAAATTCTTCATGAATTGAAGAGCGCAACTGGTCTTTCCGCCTTCGTTAATGCCAATGAATCGATGAAGTCCAGTCGTTAAACCTCCTCCTAATTTATAATCAAATAAAAGGCTTCCACTTGAAACGCGATATTCAATTGTTTCTTCAAAATTGTAATGAGAGTCTTTGTTCGATTTTAAAAAACTGCTCATTTGCTCTTGCGACGTTAAGATCTTACTTTGTTGTACTTCTTCTTTTTCTTTTTTTTTCATTTTAAAAAGTCTTTCAGTGATTTCGGTTTCTTTGTTGTATTATAATCTTCTCCAACTTTATCTCCAAGCTTTATTTCTTCTTTAATTGTTTCTGGTTGAAAGTGAAACTCTTGATACTTTAGTCTTAGGTATTCCGCTTCAATATTAATATAAATAGCTAAAGAAGGAACAGTTTTTAATTGAGTTTTCTTCCAAAAATCTTTATTTGGATATTTTGTAATTAACTTTTTAAAAAGTGCGTTCTCCTTTTTCCAGAACAGATTATTGTTCTGAATAGGAAATACGACTCTTTCAATAACGTCGGAAGGGTAAAAATCTTTCACCCTTTTTCTAGGCTTTTTTATTTTTGGAACTTCTTCCATGCTTATGGACGATACATCAAACTTTGCAGATGTCAACAAAAAAACCGCTGGTTTCCCAGCGGTTTATTTATTTTTATATTTTTAACTTTCGGTCATTTCAAATCTTGGACTTTGCAATTGAACATTATTGGTTTCAGAATCATCTTGTTCCTTTTTAAGTTTTTCATCAATCTTTATGCCTTCTTCTGTCAAGTGTATATTTATGTCTCCAGTTGGAGGGGCAGGTACTTGTGGAAACACTGCGGTTTGAGCGGCCTCAGACTTTTTTTCTTCTGGTGTTTCTCCAGCTTCTTTTTCTGGTGTTTCTCCAGCTTCTTTCTTGCCTTGTTCATTTAGCTTTCCTTTTTTATGCATGTTTTTGAGAATGGCTTTTTGAAGTGCTGGAGGTAGGGTTTTTTGTTTTTCTGTCAACTGACCAGCCATTTCAGTCAACATTGGGTGATTCTTCATATATGACATTCCGCACATATACTTAGCGTCACTTGTGGACATTCCGGCAGTGTTTATTAAAGCATCATCTTTAAGCATACACTCGCTCATATATTGATTGTGCATATCCATTTCATCTTCCTCTATCATGTTAGAGATGGAAACTTCAGCGATAAAGTTTTTATTGTCGAATTTTATATTTGATTTCATGTTATTTATTACCTTCTAGGATTTTAATTTGATCTATTGTTTTTGTTAAAGTATCACCTTTTTTGAAATTAGTTCCATCGTTAATAACTTCATAAGCAATTATTTTGCCCATGTCGTCAGGAAGGTCTTT